AGTGTATATTACGATGGTGTAACATATCCAAGAGAAACTATAAACGGTAAAGATATGATTAAAGTTGATGGTAAATGGAAAGAGGCTGGTGATGATTTTCCTTGGGAAAGATCAGCAAATATATGATATTAACAACAATAGACGGTATACCTTTATATTCAACACCTCAAGAGGCTGTAAATTGGGCTACTCAAAATAACGTACAAGGTTATCACACTCACACATACCAAGGACAGATAGGTTACATGGGAGGTGCAACTCACGCGTCAGCTGTTAGCTCTTTAACTGCACCAACAATAACAAGCACGCCAAGCACTAGTAATAGTAGCGGTGGTGGTGGATATTAAAAAATAAATTATGTGGAAATTATTTCAAAATAAAAATGATATAAATGAAAAGAATATAATTGGTTTTATATCTTTTGGCGTTATGGTATTATTTGCTATTATAGATTTAACTACTGCTATTATATACATGGGTTATGTAGGAGGTGGAGAACTAGAAATTAACGATACTATATATAATTCATTTGTTATGGTAACATTAGGATGTTTTGGTATTAGTGCGTTTGAAAAAGTAAAAACAAGTACAGATGTTAAGTAAAATATTTTCAGGTGGCGCAGCAGATCTAGTTAAAGGTGTTGGTAATGTAATAGATAATTTACATACTAGTACTGAAGAAAAACTAGCTGCAGAAGCTAAGATAAAAGATTTAATCATGGGTTATGAAGCTGAGATGCAAAGACAAGTAACCGAAAGATGGAAGTTAGACATGAACTCAGACTCGTGGCTAAGTAAAAATATAAGACCGCTAGTGTTAATATTTTTAGTAGTATGCACAATGTTACTTATATTTATTGACGCGGGTAAAATAAGTTTTAATGTAAAAGACTCATATGTAGATCTTTTACAATTAGTATTAATAACGGTGATCTGTGCTTATTTTGGCGGTAGAGCACTAGAAAAAGTAAAAAAATAATGGGACAAAATTCAACAGAAGTATAATATGGTTTTGGGCAATTCGGCTCTACGTTTGTAAAAGGAGATGGAGCTTTTGTAGACTTAACAATGGCTACGGCTAAATATTATGTTAGCGCTATAACAATGGTAACAGACGTTACTTTTCAAACTTTAGAATCTCTTGATGGTGGTGTTAGGTTAGGTATGGGTAACACAGCTTTTGTAGGTACTGACGCAATAGCAATAGACATAGAGTGGGGTGGAGTTGCTGGCGCAAACACAACAAACGAATCAAGTGATGTTGCTGATACAATAGCAACTGCAGATACATTTCCAAAAGGTATTACTATATATGGTATGTGGGACAAAGTAGAGTTAAACTCTGGATCTTGCATAGTTTATGTAGCTCCAAGACCAGATTATAAAGATAGAGCGTAATGTTAGGAATAGGCACTGGTCTATTACATCTTGATGTAAAACCATTTCAACCTAATGATGTAAGTTCTTTAGAAGCTCACTTTAGTTCTAACTACGGGCTTTTGCTAACTGGAACGGCTAATGGTGAGGTAAGAAGATGGTCTGATATTAGTGGTAATAACTATAGATTAGAACCAACAAATAGTAACACAAGGCCAAATGTAACAACAACTGCAGCAGGTATTGTTGCTGGAGCTCCTAAAGTTCAATTCACAGCTACTGGAACTGCAGATGTATTAGAACTGCTTGATTCAGGAGGTGATCCAGCTGCGATAACTTTAGACACAAGTGATGCAGGTTATTGCGTAGTTGTTGTATACACTTCTGCTAACTGGGACGATGGAAAAATTGTAATTGGTAATACTGACAATGCAGACAACCATATACTTCACAAATCAGGTGCAAACGCTTTTACATTAAAAGCGGGTGGTACTGCAAAAGATTTTTCACTAGATACTCCTAGTAGTCTTACAGATGATAATTTAGTTTCTGTTATGTTTAACACAAACTCATCAGGTGATACAACTTTATATGTGAACAACATAGCTCAAAGTGATACTGAAAGTAATTCAGCAGACTTTGTAATAAGTCAAGTTGGTGCAGGAAATGACACTGGTAATATGACGGGGTCAATAAAACAAATTATAATATATAATAAAGAGCTAAGTGACGCTGAAAGGAACTTAGTTTATGATTATGTATATGAACATATAACAAGATAATAATTAACTTAAATTAAATAAAATGGCAAAAAAAGAAAAGGTAGTAGACCTTAAACCTACAAATATAACAGAAGATCAATTAAAAAGTATTCAAGCTTTAATAGCACCAATAAATCAAGCTCAAGTAGAGTTAGGTAGAATGGAAACTAGAAAGCATGCAATATGTCATGATGTTACTGAGCTTCAAAAAGCACTTCAAGAAAAACAAACAGAGCTTGAAAAGGAATATGGTAAAGTAAATATTAACATAAGTGACGGTAGAATAGACTATCCAGAAGATGAGCAAGCTAATTCGTAAAATATCAATAGGTAAAGATTATAAAAATGACGCCATGCACTATGCCGTTGGGCAAGAAGTGTATGGTGGTCATACCATCTGTGATATATTAGAAGAAGACGATAAGTTTAGTGTTTATATTAAAAAAGGCAAAGATGTTTTACCTTGGAAAGACTTTAATAAAAACATGGCTGTTTCTGTAGAATACAACTTACAATATTAATGAAGTCTGTTTACAACTTTGTTGTAACACCATTAAAATCTAGATACAACAATACAAAAAATATAGACGGTAAAGAGCTTATAGTTAATACAGAGATGTTTAATCATCAATATGTTAGTAGAGAAGCTATAGTAAAAGCAATACCTACAGTTGGTGATACAGATATAAAAGTTGGTGATAAGGTTATAGTTCATCATAATGTATTTAGAAGATGGCATAATCAACACGGTATAGAAAAAAATAGTAGAGCTTATGTTGATGAAGACACTTATTTAGTACAACAAGATCAAATATTTTTATATAAAAATACCGAGTGGCAAGCGCAAAAAGGATATTGTTTTGTAGCGCCAGTAAAATCTACAGATAAAATAACTGTAGACAAAGAAAAGCCTTTAGTTGGTATTGTTAAGCATACTGACGGCACGGTTAACAAAGGCGATTTAATAGGGTTTAGGCCAAGCTCAGAATATGAGTTTATTATAGATGGCCAAAAACTATATAGACTGTTATCAAAATTTATTACAATTAAATATGAATATCAAGGAGACGAAGAAGAATATAATCCAAGCTGGGCAGAAGGCAGTTGAAGAACTGATTAAAGTTGCTAAAGAAGCTATTGTAGACTCTGACGATGACATATCAGCTGATAGATTAAAAAATGCCGCAGCCACAAAAAAGCTAGCTATATTTGACGCGTTTGAAATATTAAATAGAATCCAAGAAGAAGAAAACTTGTTAGAAGGTAAAGAACCTGAAGATAAAACAAAAGTATTTAGAGGATTTGCTGAAGGTAGATCAAAGTAATGTACGAGCAAAACTTAATTAAAATAGTTGAGCCAGTTAAAATTAATACAATTAAAAGGCTTAATAAAAAAAATAAATGGGAATATGGATATAATAAAGAAAACAATATCGTTGTCATATCAAAAACTGGTAAAATTGGGCAGATCATTGAAATCCAAGGGTTGCAAATTGCTCTGCCGATGGAACCAGTGCGAGTGTATAGCAACAAAGTAAAGAAGTGGCAACAATTTGAATACCCAAAAGAACTAGCAAGACTTAAAAATATATTTGACTGGAGAGCATATCCTGAAGAAAATAAAGCACAGTGGTACGATTACATAGACGAAGAGTTTAAACGTAGAGATGAAGGTTTTTGGTTTAACAACAAAGGCAAAGCAACATACATAACTGGTACACACTATATGTATCTACAATGGAGTAAAATAGATGTAGGTGCGCCAGACTTCAGAGAAGCTAACAGACTATTCTATATATTTTGGGAAGCATGCAAAGCAGATAAAAGATGTTATGGTATGTGTTACCTTAAAAATAGACGGTCTGGTTTTTCTTTTATGTCATCGGCTGAAACAGTTAACCAAGCTACAATATCAAGTGATGCTAGGTTTGGTATATTATCTAAAACAGGTGCTGATGCAAAGAAAATGTTTACTGACAAAGTTGTACCTATATCGATTAATTATCCTTTCTTTTTTAGTCCTATTCAAGACGG